AGCCGCCCGGACTTCCAAAATGTCGTAATTCCTTCTCGTGTTGTGCAATTACTATTTCGTTATACCGGTCATCGTGTACGCTTCCATAATACAAAGTCAAACTGTAATCTGTATCGTCCCTTAATACATTATGCGTGTTTTTCATTGTTTCTGTATCCTGTGGTACGTAATTGCCAACTGTCTTGATAATGCTTGCAAGAAATAACACCCCATTGTCGTTTACCGCTTTCGGAATATAATCAAGGTATCCTTCGTCAATTTCTATTCTCACACCGGATATTTTAGGCATCGATTTTTTTCACCTCGTATATGAATATATAATCGGCACTTCGGCTCTCTATCATAGCACCCTGGATCTTATAGTAATAATCTCCGCTCTTTATTGCTGTTGTGTTATCAAGTTCCGTTTCTGTTGCTAATATTTTTCTAACTGTTGTTACTACCATTTCGTTATTGCTAACAATATCACGATTTTCGTCGTACAATTTCCCGTATATATCTCCGGTATACGCACCAAGTGTCGGTGTCGGATTAACACGGTCTTTTGTAATATTATATGTTGCTATAACGTCGGTTAGCTCTGCACGTCTCACTTATTCACCCCGTATCCGAGAGAAATCAAAATATTCATAGCAGTATTATAAAAGCCAGAAATCATTCTGTTTTGTTTCTCGTAATTTATGCTTTTTTCGGTTACGCTCTTGTACCCATCTGTATCGTAATCGTCCAATTGTAGCATTTTCCACGCCGTTAGGTACATCTCGGCTCTTGCAATTTCACTTGACCGGTCTAAGTAGTACGGAGTACCTGTTTCAGCTGTTGTGAATGCAACCGTTACTGTTGCTGTATCTTCGTCAGTTACTGTTGCAATCTCACGTATCTGTTCACCTTCGGCGGTCTTAATATTCTTTCCTACAATTTTTGAATAAAATGCCGTATCCGTTCCGGTAACATCCGTTCCGCTTACGGTTATAGTTCCATCTTGACTATCCCACAGCTTATTATTTTCAGCGTCCGCATAATCTTGTTGACCGATATATTTTCTTAACATTATAGCAACGTCATTATCGGCAATATCCGTTACCCAGTTTTCGTAATCTGTTAATATGTTTAATTTTGTAAAATAATTAGCATTAGCCTCGGTTGTGGTAAATGCACTTGTTACAGTCCCGCTTGTTGTATTAACTACCGTTGCTATGGTTCGCATTTGACCGCCGGCGGTTTTAATATACTTGCCAACATCGGTACTTGCAAATGCTGTGCCAACACCTGTAATTGTTGTTGATGTTGCCGTTACTGATATTGTGCCGGTTTGCTGTTCAAACAAATTATCCCTTGTAAATCTTTGAAAATTATCACGGTAAACCCCTATTTTCTCGAGGTCTGCAAGTGTAAACATCATAATATTTTATATCCTTTGGGAATATCCTTTTTTTCTACAACGTTAATTCTTTTGTTGACTTTGTGCGTTGTAGGTATTGCTACCTTTTCGTAATCGTTTATTTTGTAATTAGTTTTTTCAATTGCTCTAACCTCTTTTTTTTGGCTGTTCAATTCGTCTATCTCTCGTTCCATGTCCTCGATTATGTTCGTTTCTCTCTCGCTCATTATTTGTCTCCTTTAGTATGTCGCTGTACTTTATCATCTTTTTTAATCCCGTTTATTATAGTTTTCACAAAAAAACCAAATATCATTAATCCAATCGTAAAAAATATAATTGACTTAACAATTAGCTTAATTGCACTTGCAATATTGCTTTTCAATACTTGACCGTAAATAACACCATCTGCAATTATGCTGTTGCCAGTTTCAAATGCAAAGCATAAATTACTTAGAAATAATCCTAATACTACAATACCACATAATAGTAATATTGCCAAAATAATCGCTATAATCTTATTCATTTTCGCCCCCTATATATTCAAACATATGTCCACAATTATACGGAAAGTTCCAATCGTTGCCATTAATATATATTTCGTCATTCTCCGGCAATTGTTCTAATACCTTAACGCTTTCGTATTCCTCGCTATTCCCGGACAAACTGTATATATTACCCTCAATAGCTTCGTGGCTGTCTCTCGGTGCAAACTTCGGAGTCCGCACCCTGATAAAACGCACTAAGTCCAAACCCTTAACCTCGCCTTCGACTTTCACGGTATTACGCATAGCATCATCAACTTCGTACTTTGCCATACCGTCAAGATAGCTGTCAAGATTGTATTCTTTGCCACTATCCTTATACTTGAAAAAATGTCTTGTAATACCGTCCTTGTCTTTTTTAAGAAAAATATCAACTTCGCCTCTAAGAACGCCCGCTCTTAATTTCTGTTCGTATAAGTTCCGGTATTGATTGCCAAACACTTTCACATATGCATCTGTCCTTGCTATTATATCCTTTTCGCTTAATCCAGTCAAGGACTTTTCAAAAAACTTTCTGTCAAATGCTCTGTTGTTTTTTATCGCAATATCAATTCTGTTATTCAAATCTCGTACTAATTGATTGCTAATTTTTTCTAACTTATCAGCATAAAAATCTACATAGTACTTTTCTAACAATCTTGACTGTGCTAACGGTATTTCATAACTTCCAATTAACGCTGTAATTACCTCGTTAATATTACCCTTTGCCGTTTCTAATGTTGCCACCTTCTCACTTGTCAATTGCCTGATAATTCTCTTTGCATAATTCTTATCAAGCCCCTTGCCGTATATATCCATAACCGCCTTTTCTATCTTATGTAATAGTACTTTGTGCGGTTCGTTAATATACTTATTAATTATGTCAAATAGCATATCCGCTTTTTTTCTGTTGCCAGAAGGTAATCGAAAACTTATCAACTGCTCACCCCGGTTGTTTCCTCGTACCAAAATAGCCCCAAATACCCAACCGTCGCAGTTGTTAACCCGATATTAGTTAGTTTGACCGTATATTGTGTGTTTGGTTTTAATACAATTTCATCTGTACCACCACCAATCGCACCACCGGAAGAGCTGCTCGGAGTTCCACCTGTGTCTACTGTTGCTATATCAAGAAGTGTACCGTCTACCGTAGTTGTTGCTGCTGTTTTGCACGTTACCTTAGATACTGTTGTGCTATTTCTGTTTTTGTTTACAGGAGTTGCTACGTCTCCGGCAGCGTCTATTGTAGAACCTTCGTACAGTTCATATTTTAGAATATTCGCACTACTCCAGATTTTTGTCGGTTTAAGATGCACGTAACACCCTGCAGCTGGCTTCAAGCTAATATAATAAGTTCCAGCTGCGTTTATGGTTGCTGTTGTTACTGGTAATTCAAACCCTATACCCTCGTGTATATACCTATGGTCTGAATCTATTGTTGTTTGGAACTTTGTTACTCCATCTGTATTATTCATTATTGCGTTAACAACGCTTTGATTTGTCATTTTTTTAACTCCATAACCTGATTTGTTGTTCTATTGCTAACTCGTACCCTAGCCACTGATGATATTCAGCTTCGGACTTAGCACCCTGTTTTTTTTGCTCTACCATCTTTTTTTTTTGTTTGTAATATTCTTGAATATTTCTATTATCATAATAGCCGTACAAAAACGGGCTTTTCAATAATATACCACTTTGAGATACTTCGCACTTAATCCCCTTGCCTCTTGCATATCCTATCAAGTATGTTAGCGATGGCAACTGTGCAGCATATTCAGCTGTTGAATCCATATCAAGTCCATATAGCATTATATCTGTTGCACCTTCCAATATTGCAAGTCCTAACATATACGCCGGAGTTGACCTGTAATAATCTGTACCGGTAGCGTCAATTACTTCTTGCAATGGATACTCAATCGCATTTTTCATACCGTCAATTAACACGCCCATTACTAATCTTTTGCACGGCTTGTCTTTCACATAGTGATTATCAAGATAACTGTGCATTTCAAAAATCGTATCCGGTACAAAATCGGGAAAAGTGAGGGTACTACACCCCCACACTTTCCGTTCCGGATTATAATTGAAATCTTTTAGACTGTGTCCACTTCCTAAGATGTCAACTTTCATTTTTAATCCTTAATTTTGAATTGCCCACAAATAAGAGCCTGATATTGTTCCAGAACTGGTTATATCGATTAATATATACCCGTCATCGTCCTTGAATCTTGACGACTCAACTTTGTATGCATTTGCAGAACTTTTTGCAACGTTTAGCGTCAAGTCCCCTAACACGTGCTGCTCAAAACTATCGCCTGCTTTCACTACAATTTCACAACTTACTGTTGCGAGGTTATCAATTACCAATGTTAGATAGTCGAACCTGCTCTCGTCATCACCGCCAATATCAATATAATGATTTTCAGTTTTATCAGCTGCGTCTTTTGTTATTGCGTTAAGCGTGTTGATTGCACTATTATCACAAATTGTTATTTTACTTCTTGCCATTATTCACTCCTTATATTGTGGTTTCAGCGGTTTCTGTTGCTGTTAGGCAATATAGACTTGACGGACGTACGACCTTCGTTCCGTATATTACCATCTGACGCCAGCCGACGCCAAATTCTGCTTCTAATCTCATTTCTTCGAACGGAGTTAGATACTCTGCAAGTGCGATTGTGTTATTTCTTACAAAAAACATTATTTTGTTAAAATTACCACCGGTTTCCCCTGCCTTTCTTTGGATGTTGTTTGAAACATAAAAATCAACCCCAAGGAATCTACCTATTCTACCATTAACCATAAGGTCTGAATTGTTAGTATCCCACTTAACGCCGGCTTGTTTCAATTTTGACTCGAACCATGGCGGTACAACGGCAACAATATTATTCATATCGGTTACGTTATTTTCTTTAAGTGCCTGAGTTGCTAATGTTACGTTCGATACAGTCAACGCCGCCGTAAGTGCAATTGCTGTTGTATCTGTACCATATGTATTCCCGGCACTTGAGTACAACCCCGCCAATGAAGTATCGACTTGGTCTCCCAACGCCTGCCCGATTTTTGAAACAAGCTGGCTTCTTAACTGCTCGTTATTGAATAGTTTTTCCAAATCATCCTGTTTCTTTGCAACATAGTACGATTGGTCTACTTTCAATTCAAATGCTGCAGCGTCCACATCCGAAAACGTACATGTGCCACTGTAAGGGCTTGCCGATAAGTCCTCAACCTCTAATATTTTAACGGTTTCATTTTTTTCGAGTTGTCCGCCTGCTCTCTGTTCATATTCTCTATTAGCTAGCGCCCCAAATACAAGAGCTTCTTGATATTTTTGAAAGATCATGCTGTCTAGTATCGTTCGCTTTCCTTCGCTTAATCCCATAATTTACCTCGCTATGATTATTTTTTTTGCACCTCATTCATAAAATATGATCGTGCCTGGTCTGTAGTCATGTTAGCCATCTTTTGCTCAAGACCGCCGTCAAAACTACTCTTTTGTGTATGCTGTGAGATACCAAATCCGCTATTTTGTTTTTCAACCTTCGGAAACATTTTTTGTAATAACGGATCGCTTGAATAAATAGTATTAATCCCATCCTTAAACTCGTTTCTTGAATACGCTTTTTTCATCGGCATATCGCCGACTTTGTAATCAAGCTCGCTTGTTGTCGGGTAATATTCATTGCTATTTTTGTCAAACTCCATTTTCACATTTTGGCTTGAAATTAGATAATCAGCAAACCTTTCTCGCAGTTCGGGATCAATGCCCGTTTCGGCAGCGTATCGTGATATATCAGCCCGGAGCTTGTTTTTGTTATTGCTCTCTAATTGCTGTGTGTATAGATTTCTATACTGTTCGATTTCTTGCTCGTATTTCTGCTTAATTCCTAACTGCTCGTCGGTTTTTGCTTTTTGTAATTTTTCAAGCTGTTGTTTCATTTCGTCAATTTGTTTTTGATAAGCACTTTCAATTTGCGGGATATTACTCGCTCTTTTTTGTGCTTCCTTAAGCATTTCAATTTCTTTTTGTATCTCGTCCATACTGTTTACCCCGAGTTTTTTTTCGTATTCTGAAAGAATACTTTGCTTTGTCTTGTTGTAGCTTATATCAGAGAATTCTTTCAAAGAATTGTCAATCTCGTTCATTGTAATTGTCCCGTTTTTGTAAGCATCAAATAATGCTTTTATTTCGTCAATAGATTTTCCCACAATTTTACTCCTGTGTAGTTTCTTCCTCGGCTGGTTCGGTCGCCGATTAACCGTTTATTGATAGTGTGTTATTCCGTAATGGTTGCTGGCTTTGAATATCGTCAACAATTTCTTTATACCGTTTTGGCTCGGATAATTGCAAGTCCGGGCTTATTACATCAACCCCGGTTTCTAATAGATACTTCGCATATACAGAGTCCGAACGGTATATTAATAATGCACGTTCTAAGTTATCAATTTTTTCTGCCATGGTTTCTATATCAAAACGTGATGGCATAATAATATTAACCGCATTATATCCTTCAATATCTGCATACATATCTAATATTTTGTTTGCAATATTTTCTATTTTCTCACTTGTTTTTTTCAGAGCTTCGGATAATGACTTCCTGCCTATTTCCATTGCCTTCCCTGACATTGCAAACATAGAGCTTTCGTCCGTAATATCGAGCCAAAATTGGAACTGGTCGACATGGTACATTTCTTTGATTAGTTGTTGCAAGTTCGGTATATCATCTGCTTTACGCTCTAGTAGGAACGGCGGTTTTTCTTCATACTCTAATTGATTGACATTATCACTATCGCCATATATCTGGTTTTTTCGGCTTTCATTATCATTCGTATATCGCAATCCCTCTGTTGCCAATAGTGAGAATGCACTGTTCAACCCCTTAAGCTCCATCGTGCTATACACGTTTGCAATACTTCTTTGGTTAGCCGCAATGTTAAGATACTTCTCTCTATTTGTAGCCTCGATATATAACGCCGGTACATACCCGAGTGTATTTTCGTATTCTTCAATTATTTCAACTTTGCTACTTCCGATATTCTTAATAATCAAGTCATCTTTTGTATCCTTGCTCTCACCTACCCAAATTGTCTGCGGTGAGAAGTAATAGAAATATGTCTTTTGTGTTTCTGATTCAAAATTGTCTGATTGGTCTAATATAGTTCTTCGGATTAGTAATTGCTTAATATTGCCGTATATATCAAGTTCATAATTCACTATATCCCATGGCATAATTACAGATATATAACTCCATAGCCGGTATTTTTCAACATCGGTAACTTTCGGCATTCTAGGATTTTCAATTCCTAAATCTAGCTTGTACTGGTCTGTAAAAGAGTCTATTAGTACAACACAATCAAGAAATTGTGTATAAGTTCCTATGTTTCTAAGTATTTCTTCAAATGTGGTTCCGTCCGGTGTTGCACTATCAAGAAATCGCGTGTATTTTATATCTGCTTTTTCTGAATTGTAATCAATCTCGTTTGAAAATACTGCATTAATATAAGTATCAACGAAATACTGCATTGTTGCAAGAACAACCGCCCTGTCTTTTCGTTCATTGTGTCTTAATTTGCTCTCTTGCGGGTGCTTGTGTATATAATCTGAATATACAGCGTCAAGATTTTCTTTGTCGGCAATATAAGAATAATATAGCTTTTTATCCTTGTTGGTTTCAATTGTATAATCACTTCGCCATTTTACTTTTCTAACTATTGCCAATTTGTTACCCTGCCCCTTGTTTGTTTTGCTCTTAATATCAATCCTTCTAATGCATATCTAATACTATCAATTGCGTGGTTATGGTCATCTATTATATCCGATGTTACCTCGCCGTTTTTGTTTGTTTTATAAGCATATAGCTTAAACTCCGTAACAACATCTGTTAACTTTCGCAAAATCCTAACTTTTTTGAAGTTCTGCCGGATATATGTAATCCCGTCCTCAACGCATCCCTTCCACTTCTTACAGCTAACCGCCCGCCATTTTTCTTGTTTTAATTGGTCTATTAGCTCTGGTCTTGCATTATCGCAAATTACAACCTTGTCAATTGCATTTGTCATTTCTGCAAATGTATCGTTATAATTCTTAATTTTCAAATCATATTTGTATATACAGTCTGATATATACAAATATCCATCGTGGATATAGCATTCTATTAGAACTGTAGGGTCAACTGCAAACCCCCAGTCAATCCCATAATATTTCTTACTTTCATTATAGCAAGGCAAATCATCTACAACTTCCCATTTGTCCTTAAATACACTTGCCTCTGTATTGCTAGTAGGTTCGCCGAGCCATACGTGGCAATAATCACCATATGCATTTTCTTTAAGCCACAATCTATTAGTTTCTGTCGCCTCGTTCCTAAAAGGATTATCGGTAAAAAGTACCTTGCACTTAACAGTATCTGTTCTATCACAGGTAACATAATGACTATAAATATAATCCTCTGCGAACTCGGGGTTCATTGTCATTATGAAATAACTACCAACCGCCCTGACTGTCGGTTCTAATATCTCAAAAGACCTCTTGCTTATCTTTTGTGCTTCGTCAATCCAGCAAATGTTAATCCGTTCAAAACTCTTGATACTATCTATTGTGTGCGTCAATAATCCTGTGAATAATATCTCACTTCCATTTGCACCAACAATTTTGTCTTGTTTTAATGTGAAAAAACCACTAAGTGCCGGCTCTGATTCTATCCTGTCTCGGAATAGCTGATAGCTGCTTTCCTTAATTGACTTTTGCACCTCTCTACAACATAGCACCCTAATTGGTTCGTAATAACATAATAACAATATATATATTGCAGTACTCCAACCCTTCCCAGCTTCACGCCCGCCGTACATAACTAAAAAACGTTTATTTTCTTTTTGTCTTTGGTTAAGAGCTTTTGCAATCTTATTAACTATCTGTAATTTTTTCACACTTCGGCTCTATACCCTCGATTATTAATTGTTCCGGTTTTTCTACGTGTATTGTAACATTGTTGCTATTTTCTGCGTACCCTCTTGCCTTACCGATTGTTGCTAAGTACCATTTTGCAGTTTGAATATCCATGTCGTCAAGTGCTTGCATTATTACGCTTTCAGCCTTGTCAATATTCTTTTCTTTCTCGGCTTGCATAAGCTCTAATGCTTCGGGATGTTTTTCTATATGTGATTTTGCTGTTTTCCAATGACAATTTAGACGGTTAGCTATAGTATTTACAATACCAGCCGAGCCGTCAATAGCTTTGAGTAGTTCTTCTTTAGATATGCCTTTTTTGTTGCCTTGATTCATTACTCCCCTTGTAATTTCTCAAGCTATATATTTACAGTTATGTCAACTGTTGCTTACTTTCTATTATTCCGTTAATCTTTAATCCTGTATCTTGCAATGATTCTTTTAACTCACCATCGCCGTTAATTTGCGGGTTGTTTTGAAGTTTCCTTTGTTCAAGAAACTCAAAAGCCGATAATAAAGTTAATTCTCCATCGTCCATTTGTGCTTTTCTAACTTCACTATCGCCAAACAACGATTCATATTCAGTTATGGTAAGCATACCGTAATTCTTAGCATTGTGCTTGCTCCATTCACCTGTCAATCCCTTACGGTTTTCTTTTGACTTTTCTAAAAACTTACTTTCGGCTGTTAACTTCTCTCCGAAGTAAGCACTTATTAACCTGTTATATATTACCCAAGCTTTGTCATCATTAATTGTTTTAACAAACTTTAAATAACCTTTTCTTGTAAACAAATATAACAAGTCGCTATCGTGATAAAATAGATCATCACAGTTTGTGATCATCTTTTTGTCAACGATATAATAGTCAACATTTAAAACAAAATGACTTTTATTCCGCCTAAACTTTTGGTTAATTACTCTTACTTCTAAACCGTGTTCTTTTGCAACGTCTTGAGTAGTTATAACATACTCGCCGTTCCATTCCATAATCCCTTTTTTGTTACTCATAGAGCCTCCTTGATTGTTACTATATAATAACACTATTTATTAAAATAGTCAAGTGTTTTCTGCGTTTATTTTAAAATAAATATTGTTTCTCTTTTATTATGCTTTATTTTACTATAGTCTATTTTTAGCAACCCTTTCTTGCCACCATTCAAAATGCTCTTTCCTGGAGTATGAATTGGCAAGTATCCTGTTAGATACGAACCCCAAGATTTGTCATAATCCCAGCCGTCTGGCATTGTGCTATAGAGTTCTATCATTTCAAAACCACCTATCCAGTATTGATAAAACCGCCCGAAATACCAAAAACCCTGTTGCTATTATTACACAAACAGATAATACTATTTCAAACATTCTTGCCCCTCGCTTTTCAAATATTCTACTATGTCATTTCTTACATTCTCGCCGGAGTGCTGGTATAATCCGCAATTGTAAGATATTGCAGGGTTGTAATTTATACAGTCATCGTTTTGGCACTCAAACTTTGGTTTGTAGTGTTTGCATTTTATCATTGCAAACTCCCAACAAATAAATTGTCCTCTTGTTTCTTTTCTGTTGCTTTCGGTCTCACACATCCTTTTTCAAGACTTGATGGATAGTGTATTATCCCGGTATCGTCTATTAGTTCTTGTTTATCGGTCATTTCCCCCCCCTGTATTAAATCGTTCGCCTGCAATAACTTCAACAAATTGTTGATAATTATAGCATACATAATAACCATAACCTAGATTTTCTAATATTGCCTTTTTCAATATCTGCTTAGCATTCAGCTTGCCGTCGCCAACTTTCAATTCTACAAAAAAACACTTGCCACTGCTAGCAAATATAATCAAGTCTGGGTACCCTGTATTATTTGCAGAGTACCCGTGCCTTGACTTTCCCCTATATCCCAAGTGTAAAAACTCCCAACCCAGTTTCTTAATGTATTCTCCGCATTGTTTTTGTAATTCATTCTCAGTCATTTTTTTCATCCCCGAAAAAAAACGTATCCAACTCCCAATATTCGCAAGTTCCTTCTAATTCAATTTCAGACCAACCGCCTAAGTTTTCAGGTAGGGGGCTATGTCCGCACAAATGCAAGTCATCAATACTATCATAGTCTCTGAATTTGCATTTGCAACAAGGCTTTTCTGAATTTTCATATTCGTACATTTTGCCACCTCTAAAACGGTATATCTCCGCTTGCTGTTTCCCAACTATCCGGTTGTTGATTGAATTGTTGGTTAATGTTATTCGCATTATTTTGCATTGTTTGGCTTTGTGCCGGTTGCTGTGCCGGTTGCCCTTGCGAAAAATCCAAGTTACGAACGTTGACAACATATCGACTTTTCTTTTGCCCTTGTTGGTCTGTCCATTTTTGCTGTAACATCTCGCCGGATACCTCAACCGCCTTGCCCTTCAAAAGATAAGCTCCGAGCTGTGCTTTTGTCCAGTACACACAATCAAAAAAGTTCGTTTCTTTTTTATCACCATATCCAGTATTGTTAGCAATTGTGAAGTTAATTACTTGATTGCCATTTTGTGTAATCTTAACCACACAATCAGTAGTTAGCCTTCCTGTTACATTGAAACTATTCATTTCTTTCTCCTATATTTTCCTATATTTCGTGATGACAAGCGTTGCAACATTCACCAAGTGAATATGTGCCGGCTTTCTCCCCACAATTTGGACATTCTTTATTTTTTATGTCATTCATTTTTTCTATACACTTTTCTGCTATAGACAATGTTAAACCATTCTCGATCCTAACATTATTTATCCCGTGTTTTTCTAAAACAGTTACAAGCCCGTCTAAAATTATTTGATACAAATCTATTGCTTGCATTTTGCAACCGCTTTATTACTTAATTTTTTCAACTTTTTACCCATCTGCTTTTATATAATTTTATCGCCTTTATGCTGTCAAACAACATTGCAAAGTCCTCGCCTGTTATTTTCCCGGCTGTGTATTCGTCATATTTTGCCTCCTTAAGCAAACAAAAAAAGCCCTATAATAAGCGGCTTGACACGGGTACAAATATAAACCCAACCGCTTACTATAGAGCTTTAACTCTTAGTTATTTGTTTTCGGGGTATCATCCCTTATATCAGTAATATATCACTTTTTTTTATAAAAGTCAATACTTTTCTAATATTTTTTTTTAATTAATATACTCCAATCCAATATCTAAAAATACTGATGCTATTATAAGCCTTATATTTATCTCTTTTCTTTTTGTTGTTATATCGCTTGTAATTTTGTTTATTATTCTCTGTTTAACATCGTCCCTTTCTGTACTTTCCTCTGGCAAATCCATTACCTGTATTGATTCTGTATATACATTCCCGCTAAGACACTGTATATCAATGTCGATATAATATTTATGATAGTGTTCTAGTATATTAACGCTTATACTCTCAATATTTTTCCTGTTAATTATTGTATTATTTATCAATACCAATTTCATTTTCCCCCCCCCTCTTAATTTAATTCAATTTTTGCTACTCTGTTTTTAAACCGCTCATTAATTGCATTCCTTAACTCCTGACTATCTATCCAGGCAATAAATTCATCCGGGCTTTTGTTTGTTGTCAATATCATCTTAACATGATGTTCTTTCGCATAATTAATTACACGATAATAATAATTCTGAATTATCTTTTTTTTGTAGGTATCTTCAACCTTCCCTACATCATCCAAACAAAAATAATTACCTGTAATTTCTGCATACTGGATTATTAAATCTGCCTCGTTAATTGCACTTCGTACGTTACCGGTCTTGAATGACATTTGTTTTTCAATCGACCACATCAGCGTGGTTTTTCGTGTACCGTTATTTTTTGAATATATAAACAAATATAAATCGGTTCCGTTTATAAAATCCATTGCTTGCTTTTGTACGCTCTCCAGGTAATCCGTAATCCTGTAATTGATATAATCGACCGGCACGTTATCTCGCCAAGTTTTTTCAATCTTGCAAATAGTATCATAGTGTCTTATGCACTTGTTATATTCATCAATTTGTTTTTGTACTTCGCACTTTTCACATTTCGTGAAATCATAATTAACAAGCGTTGCAATATCTAGTTGCATATTATTCTCACAACTTCGGCACTTTTCTTCG